TTCAGTCCCGACGACTTGACCTTGGTGCCACGTGCTGGCTTCGAAATTTCGTCAGGCTGTCCTATGAACTATCGAGAGATTATACAGGAATGCATCAATCACGGCTGGCTCAAACCCGTGGCTCACATGAGAGATTCTGAATACACTTGGGAGAAACTGCAATCATGACCATGCATCTAGTGGGCCCTTATCTCAGTCTCAACGGCAAGAAAAAGGGCAAGCCAAAGTTTCGCAACGCCGAAGAAGCTCGCAAGAGTCGTGAGCTTGACGCTTCGTGGCGAGAACTGAAAAAGAAGTGGGAAGTTGAGGCCGAGGACAAACGTCGTCGACGTGCCTTGAAGGCTGAGCCACTCGTTTACAATTTGAGCGCACCTGCTGGTCGTGCCACAACCACGCACCTGCCCAGTCGTGTCACACAAGGTCACAGCACTGCTCCGGTACACAAGGTGTACACCGGTACCAAGGTCAAAGGCATTGCTACCATGCACAAGTCAAATGCTGTGCCTGTGTTCTCAGACGAAGAGGCAGTGGAAATTTCTAGAATGCGTCGTGGGTAAGTTTTTTATTATTGATAAATGTCTGACTTATTAGAGCATTGGAAGAAAAATAGATTTGTCACAGTGGGGCAAGAATTGTTAGAAGGCCCAGAGATGTTGGTCATACTCACTGACATAAATTATTGGGCAAAAAACTTACATGAACTAGAAACATGGTGTACACAAAATGGTGCTGTGTCTCAGGGCATGACTGTGACATTCCCAGATAAAAAAACTATGACTGCATTTTGTTTAAAATGGACATAAGCGTGAATCCAACAACTCAGCACTCTGATAACACAGTTTGGAACCATGTTGTCAAGAGTTTGATGTGTCCTCATGTGCAAACATTGACCTCATCCAAAGTTGACAGAAAAATTTGGTACACAGTAAAATTAAGTGTTCCTGCTCAAAAGTGGCTAAGATTCGAATGCCAAACGCAATGGTTTGCGCTAGATTCAGAAACCTACGTGGGAGATGGATGCTTTGACATTTCTGAAAAACTTTACACGGCACTTTTATTAAAATATGGAGAATAACATGGATTGGTCAAAACAAGAAACAGTTCGCTTGCTCAAAGGCGCACCTGGTACTCACTATCAAGAAGCCGACGACACTGGTAAAACAGTAATCCGTGACTGGGTTCGTAGTCTGCTACAAAACGGCACAGTCACAGTGACCTTTATCAAAGCCGACGGTACTGTGCGTGATATGCGATGCACACTGGATTGGCAAACAATTCCTGCGGACAAACAACCCCAAGATGTACCTGTTGAAAAGCTCTTGGAAACCAAGAAACGCAAGCAACCCGACCCACACAGTCTGCGTGTGTTTGATGTGGAAAAGCAAGAGTGGCGCAGTTTTCGCTTTGATCGACTGAGGAAGATCACAGCAGAACTGAATTTTCAATAAGTAATAATTTATGGCCAAAGAAGAATCTATTGCAATGGAAGGTGTTGTGGTTGATGTTTTGCCCAATGCTATGTTTAGAGTGAAACTTAAAGAAACCAATTCACTGATTACTGGTGTTATTTCGGGACGTATGCGTCAAAACAACATTAAAATTTTACTAGGTGACACAGTACAAGTTGAATTTAGTCCGTATGACCTTACACGCGGCCGTATTACTAGACGTCGATAAATATTGCTATGGACACAGCCGCATCACTCGCAGAATTAATTTGTATTGTAGAAGCAAGCACACGCCCTGCCAAACTGGAAACCACACCTTTACCTTACGGTGTTCGAGATCTTGAACCTGTAATGAGCGAAGAAACCATCAACTATCATTATGAACACCTAGCCAAAGGCTATGCAAAACGCTACAACGCAGGAGAAGGCAATGCGGATTTTAATCGTGCTGGCAGTTTTTTACACAATAAGTTTTTCCCTCAGCTTCGGGCTCCCAAAGGTGCCAATAAGCCAAGAGGTGCTGTACTTGCGTTGATCGAAGAACATTTCAAAACATACGAAGATTTCAAAGAAGCGTTCAAAGAACGTGCCATGAAGATCCAGGGATCAGGATGGGTTTACTTGAGCACTTCAGGGGAAATCAAGACCATTGCCAATCATGCTGTGCGCACCGACATCTGTGTGTTGGTAGATTGGTGGGAACATGCCTGGGCCTTGGACTACCAATCAGACAAAGAAAAGTATTTGGACAACATCTGGAAAATCATTGACTGGGACGTTTGCAACGAAAGACTATGAAACTAGAATCTGGAGCAGTGGAAAAACTACGTGAACTAGTGGCCGAAGAAGGCAATCCTGACCTCATGCTGAGAGTGTTTGTGCAGGGCGGCGGCTGTTCGGGCATGAGTTATGGATTCACTTTTGACGAAGTCAAAAACGAAGATGACTTTGATTTTGCCTATGATGAGATACGGGTTGTAGTTGATTCAATGAGCATGCAGTATCTGCAAGGCGCCACCATAGACTACAAAGAAGATCTTATGGGTTCTAGCTTTAGTATCAACAATCCCAACGCAGAAACTAGCTGCGGCTGCGGCAGTAGTTTTAGCCCTTACTAACACACCTTTGCCCATTTGAATCTCTGGTAAATACTAGCCAGAGGATTTCATATGGCATTACAAGTAATCAATGTAGGTACAGCACCTAACGACGGCACAGGCGATGCAATACGCACAGCCTACATTAAATGCAACGATAATTTTGGTGAACTCTACAGCAGAGTGCAGGATACTCCGCCCGCAGGTCCTGACGGAACTGCCGGAGATACTGCTGGTATGATTGCATTTGACGATCAGTATCTTTATGTCTGCGTGGCAGATTTTGATACATCAAGTGAAATTTGGAGACGTGTGGCATTTGACACCACACCTTGGTAATATCATGGCCCAACCACAGTGGATAACCCCTGCAGGCAGTTTAGGAACTGTCGCCGAAGGTATTTTCTATCAGCAGGCCATGTTGGCCACAGTTGATCCACTGATCTCCGGCGTAGTATGTACAGCTACCAATGGAGTAACCAACAGAATTACATGTAACAGCACTCAAGGCATATACACAGGGCTCAACGTGATGTTTGCTGGCACAGTGTTTGGAGGCATAAGCTCATTTGTTCGATACTTTGTGTTAGCAGTTCACAGTGCCACTGAATTTTCACTTACCGAACGCGAATTTACCACTACTCCAATTCAGCTCAGTACATCAACAGGCTCAATGACAGCTGAGTTTAGCCAACATATTTTATTTACAATTCAGGCCGGATCATTGCCTGCAGGAATTCAAATTTCAGATAATGGGCTGATTATAGGCACACCAAAAGCAGTGGCCAGTATTCAGGGTGTGCCTTTTGAAGTTAATCGAGATGTTACTAGTAAATTTACTGTAAGAGCTTACACCACTAACTTTATCAATGGACAGTATGTGTTGGATAAAATTAGAGATAGAACTTTTACTCTCACAGTAACTGGTCCAAATCCTCCACAATTTATCACACCCGCAGGACAAATTGCTCAGTACTACGATGGATCTTTGGTAAATTTTCAAATCAACTATACTGACACGGACCCCAATGATCTACCCACAGTGAAATTGGTAGGTGGAAATTTTCCAACAGGGCTTACAGTAAATTCGCAAGGATTGATTTCAGGATACATAACTCCATTGAGTCCAATTAACGAAACTGCAGGATTTAGTCGAGACGGACAAGGCTATGACAAATTTAGTTTTGATTTCAGTACCATGAGTGTGAATTCAAATTACGAATTTACTCTGGAATTAACCGACGGAGTCTACAGCGAACTTAGAACATTTAGTATCTACGTTTACAGCAAAAACAGTCTCACTGCTGACACCACAGACATCACCGCAGACAACACATTTGTCACTGCTGACGTTACACCAACAAGACCACCAATTATTACCAACCCCGAAGGCAACATCGGAACGGTTCGCAGCGACAACTGGTTTGCCTATAGATTCAATGGACTAGATCTAGATGGGGATCAAATTGATTATGAAATAATTTATAATGCAGGGGATAGTGCAGGAATTCCTGGATTGACACTGGATCAAAATTCAGGATGGCTGTATGGTTACATTCCTAATCTTGGAGTAACTGAATTAACATATAATTTCAATGTAAGAATTAGCAAGGACTTAGATCCGCTGGTTTACAATGAATACTCGTATAGTCTCGACATTGTTGGTGCAATTGATACAGATATTGTTTGGCTAGTGCCCAGCGACTTGGGAACCATTGTCAACGGCGCAACCAGCACATTATATGTTGCTGCTGAAAGTGTTGCAGGAATTCCTTTGCAATATGAATTACTCAGTGGAAGTAACTCATCATTGCCACAGGGACTGCAATTATTGCCTTCAGGAGAAATAGCAGGTCGTGTGAGTTTCAACACCTTTGCGTTGGATCTAGGAACTACTACATTTGATGTTACAATGAATGATCTGGGGATTACCGGCAAAGACACAGAAACAACATTTGACATGAAACACAGCTTTGTTGTGCGTGTTTTTAGTGTCAACGGACTGATAAGTATTACCAAAACATTCAGCATAACTGTAAAACGTGTGTACAACGAACCCTACGATAATTTATATATTGAAGCCATGCCGCCAGTTGAGGATCGAGCCTTAATTGATAATCTGCTGCAGAATGCCGATATTTTCCGTCCTGATTTGTTGTATCGTCCCAGCGACCCAAATTTTAGCAGAGCCAGCGGAGTGGTGTATAATCATGCTTTTGGGTTGACTGCTACTACCTATGCTGATTATGTCAGCAGTCTATACGAAAACCATTATTGGAAAACATTGACACTTGGAGAGATAAAAGTAGCACAGGCTAGAAATGGTGCCGACGAAGTAATTTACGAAGTGGTTTACAGTCAGGTCATCGACAATCTTTTAAATACACAAGGACAAAGTGTAAGTAAGCAAGTAACTTTGCCTTATCCAATAAACGAAAATGACAGCACTGAGATCAGTACAGTCTATCCCAACAGCTTGATAAACATGCGAGATCAGGTAATAGACACTGTTGGAGAAGTAGATGACGTTTTGCCTCTGTGGATGACCTCTAAACAGGCCAACGGAAAAGTTTTAGGGTTTACCCCAGCTTGGGTACTGGCGTATGCAAAACCGGGCAAAGGAGATCAAATTGCCTACTACATCAAAACAAAATTTGGAGAACGTTTGAATTTAATTGATTTTGAAGTTGATCGTTATGAATTAGACAGATTGCTGAGTAAAAATTGGGATCCTGTGGCAGACAGCACATATGGCGCCTGGGTTCCCACACCTGCCGAGACAACATTTGATATCTACGAGGGATACCAATACGATACCCCAAGTTTGGATACCACTGGGCAGGTCTTGACTTCCACGACCGACTACGGTAATGGCAGCAAAACTGATTTTGCAGTGACATTGATGAAGAACACTGGAAAAATTGCAGTAACCTTGAACGGAGTTTTGCAGACGTACAACAGCAATTTTACTGTAAATTACGGTCGTTTACCCAACTATGTTAGATTTACCACACCGCCAGCTTCTGGAGATGTTGTGATAATTTATCAGATTGAAGACCTAAGCATCACTGATGACAATGGACCATATTCCAGTGGCCCAACCACATTCGACAACAGCAGTATTAGATTTATTGCGCCTGTAGATATGTATTCGAATACTCAGGAATACGATAAATATCTTGTATTCCCCAAACGCACAATTTTAGGATAAAATATGTCAAGTAACATTAACCCAAACAACATCGATGGAACCTACCCAGTTGCCGGACAGGACAACAACTCACAGGGTTTTCGCGATAACTTTACCAATACCAAAACAAATTTTCAGTATGCAGCGGACGAAATTACGGATCTGCAGAACAATGTAATTCTCAAAGCAGCGTTGACTGGCACTACTCTGGACAATGATATGTTGCAAAGTTTGGTATACAATGGCACAGTTGCAGACTTTGGACTGGCAGCAGTATCTAGAGGAACATTAAGTGGAAGTGTAACTATTGATTTTTCAGCTGGACATTTTCAAACACTGACTACTGGTGGATCAGTTAGTTTGGGATTCAGTAACTTTCCTACCGCTGGCACTGCTGGCATACTTTATCTACAATTAACCGTTGCTAGTACCAGTCATACTGTGACCTTTCCTGCGTCTGTGAGCATAAACGCACAAGGCATACAAGGTCTTAATACATCAACAAACACAATTACTTTTGCCAGCATAGGAACATATCTATTCCAGTTTATTAGTACGTCGGGTGGCACTACTATAACAGTTACAGAAACCAACAAACAAATTTCACCATTTAACAACAGTTCTGAAGATTTGGCCAACGGAGCTGCTGCCAATTTGGCTCTGACCACCAGCTACTTCTCAACTGCTGCCGCGGAAACAGCCACTCTTGCCGCAGGTGTAAATGGTCAAATCAAAACACTGGCCATGTATGCTGATTCGGGAGACATGGTCATCACTGTGACCAATGCAGGCTGGAAAACATCAGGCACCGGAACCATTACATTCAACGACATTGGCGATGCTTGCACATTGCAATACATCAACTCAAAATGGTTCTGTATTGGCAACAATGGCTGTGTGTTTGCCTAACTAATTGACAGCACCCATGTTGTGCTGTAAAATATATACATGGAACATCCGTTAATTCCCAACTTAGACAATTTAAAGATTGACGAGTTGGGTGCTAAAATTACCGAACTCAATCAAAAATTAAGAATTGCCCAAAACATGGGCAATGGTCATCTTTGCAATCAAATACGCATGGCCATTGAAAGTTATCAGACCAAACATTCTCAGCGTCTCCAGGAGATATATCAAAAGGCCGACAAAGACCTTGGTAAAAATCTTGATGACAAGATTGATATTCAATGAACATAAGATTAAGATATTCAATTGTATTTCCAGCTGCAGCTTGGTTTGAAGATCAATTGCTAATGGGCAATTATACTTTGACCATGAACTTGTTGACTCAAACACTAGACCCGCAAGATCAAAGCATTGCTCTTGACCGTGTCAAATATTTTTTGCACAACGAACTGCACAGCACGGTTTTTATCAACCAATCTAATTCGGATCAAGCTGAATCTTTTGCAGATCTTGGACTTAACGTAACCACATTACCCCAAGAACCAGTAGACCAAATTGTAGCAATTGCGTTATACTACAAACTCAATGCTATCATGGAAGGTCGTATGAAAATTACTGAATTGGTGTTCTCCAGCGACATTGGAGACAACGTTGAATACTTTCACACTGATGCTGAACAAACTGCATTGTTCCCAGATCAAGGATGGTGGAAACAAACAGGACTCAGTCATTCGGATATTTTGTCAAACGATGATGAGGAAAATTCTGGTAACAATGTCATCACTTTGAATCCTACTCCAGAATCCGAATGGCAAGAACAAGAACTATCGTGGAATCAAGCCGAAGTAACCAACGATCTTGCCCAGGTTGTATTTGCTAACTTTGATCAAAGTCAAAATGAAACAAAACACTAAAGGTGAAATGATTTTTGATGAACAGGATCTGTGCGATTTGCTCATGCAGGGTCGAGACGTTACAAAAATGAAACTCACAGTATGTCACACTGTGAACATTGAAGCTGCTGCTCAAATTTTAGAAGACCCTGATAGTTTGATTACATGGACCTTTCCTGACGACAACGATCTCTCAGTGCCCGATTGGGACAATCAGCAACAGCGTAACTGGCACATGCCTGATCATTACAAAAACATTGACATTGCCAAACACGTACTGAATCTTTGCCAAACAGATGCAGAACTGCAAAGAGTTGGATATGAGCTTATGATGTATCAAGAAAGAAACTTGTTTGATCTATTGAAATATTTGTATTATCTAGTAGATCTAATGAAAGAGAACAACGTGATTTGGGGAGTAGGCCGTGGGAGTTCGGTGGCCAGTTATGTGTTGTATCTCTTGGGTGTGCATAGAATTGACAGTATGTTCTATGATTTAGACCCTGGTGAGTTTCTGCGTTAAATAACATAAACTAAGGAGAAACTACCGTGACTACCAAACAATACCGAACAGCAATGGGCAAACTTGTTGACATGGGTGCTTTGATGCTGCAACAAGAAAATGTAAGAGCAGTTGGTAACATGACTGCCAATGCACGTGGAGACAAACTGGACAGTGCCAACCGTGTTATTGATCGAAAAAATCAACAAGTTAACCGACAAAATAAAAAACAAATTGCACCAGAAAATCTAATACCAGCTACCAGCAATGCAGCTCTACGTAAAAGCAAAGTTCCAGAAATGAAAATTGACCCCGCAGACACATTTAATGATATGCCCGAAGATGATGAAGTTGTAAAACCTGCATCTGTTGTACCACAATCAAAAATTCCCGAAGGTGGTCTAGCTGCAGCTATTGCCAAAGCAAAAACAGTACAACAAACCCGATTGCCTACACTCAGAGAAGCGGCAAAAGCGTCAGGAGTAAAAAAAATCTAATATGGAAAAGAAACTTTCATTTGAACCACATCGTTTTAAAAAGCATCAATTCAAACCATTGAAAGATCATGTAATTGTATCTGACATGAATTTTAGCGGACGACAACTCAGTTCTGGTATCATCTTGCTCAACGACAACGGCAAAGCCGGTGGCATTAGACCGCGTTGGGGTCAGGTTTATGCAGTGGGCCCAGAGCAACAAGAAATAAGTCCTGGACAGTGGATATGTGTGGCACACGGTCGTTGGACTCGCGGCATTGAAGTTGAAGATGAAACCGGCAAGCACACTATTCGACGAATTGATCACAAAGACATTCTGTTGATCAGTGATGAAGAACCTGAATCTGACGATACTATATCAGATGCTGTTTCGGGCTAACATCAGATCTACTCAACACTATAACAAGAGTATCCAAATGTTGGTAGCACAACTAATAACTATATTTTTACTCTACTATCAAGTCACTATGCCAGCAGTGGAAAACGCCAAATTCCAACAGGTGCCACTGGATGGAAAAATTTATATTATGAACACACAGACAGGTGAAATTGAACGCATCTGTAATGCCAATGTTCAATGTGAACAGGTCAAAAAATGATATTCAATCACATCAAACAACTCAAAGCACAAGGCAAAAAAATTGGCATCACTTTTTCAACCTTTGACATGCTCCACGCGGGCCACATTGCTATGCTCTCGGAAGCCAAGAATCACTGTGACTAC